GGCACTCTCGATCCCGGAACTGAAGCAACCTGAACCGGAAGAGCCCGCCGAAGAGCAAGCCGAAGAGTCCGAAGAGGAAGAGATCCAATACCCAAAGCTGGTAGAGGATGACGAAGAAGAAGCCGAGGACTCTGAGGAGGCTGACGAGGAAGAGTCAGAAGAGACCGAAGGCGTTGCGCTGCCTGAAGGCTATGCGGACGTCGGCATCGTAGATGCGTCTGAGCTTGCTACGCAGTTCAAGGTCATGGACGCCGAGGGCGAGATCGAGATTCCCGCCCTGGAGATTGAATACAAGGCCAACGGCAAGGTGCGCCGTGAACGCCTGGACCAAGTTGTGAAACTTGCCCAATGGGGCGTGTACAACGAGGACAAGGACAAGCAGGCGAAGCAGGCCATGCAGGAGGCTCAGTCAGTAAAGTCTGAGCGAGATCAGTACGAGCAGTTGGTAGCAGAACGCGAGCAGCAGATCGAGCGTTTGCTACAGGATGACGATTACCTCTATCGTGTTCGTGAGCGGTACCAGTCAGAGAACTCGCCCGAACAGCGAGCACGTAGAGCAGAGGAGCGTGTACAGCGGTTGCAAGCAGAACAGCAACTTCAGTACATTGAGCAAAGAGGAACCCAGTTCTTCAAAGGCGAAGTTGAGCCAGCCATCCAAACGATTGCGGATGCACTGCCCAACGTAACCGCTGACGAACTGGCAGAACGAATGGTGATGAGCTTGCAGCCGCACCTCCGGCAGGGACCGCTTGGCGATCCCTACATTCCTGAGGAGAGTTACGACGCGGTTCGGAACTATATCGTTGATGACTTGGTGTTTTGGGCTCAGATGCAGGACTCACGTCGAGGCGGTGCGGCTACCTCTCCTGAGATGGAAGAGGCGCAGCAGCAACTCGAAGAGGCTCGCATCCAGGCGCAGAAGGCCAAGCGAGCGGTGGGTAAGAAGACCCGCCCAGTTGGCAAGGCAGCGGCTGACAAGAAAGGCCGTAAAGCCAAGTCGATCAACAACGTAGATGATGCTGTAGATAGCGCGTTAGAGAACGTGCTTGCCAGCCTCTAATAGTCAAGGAATCGCAGAATGCCTGCACCTACTGTAATTTCAGATACCGAGCTTACCGGTCTTCTGAAGAACGTCTATTCGCAGTTCCGTGAGAAGGTCCAGAACCTCGTGACCCCGCTGCTCGCGCAGCTTGAGAAGGGCCGCGCTGGTGGTCCCCGCAATATGCGCTGGGGCGGTAACAACGTCTTCTTCGATGTCGTGACTGGCCGTCCGGCTGGAGCGACCTTCTCGCCCAGCGGTTACTTCCCGCCCGACACGACTGCCACTGAAGTGCAGGCCAACGTCGGTGTGGTCCGTGCGTACACGACCCGCCAGATCGACGGCCTCGCATTCGTGGGAACCCAGTCGAAGGAAGCTGCCTTCACCACCATCGCCAAGAAGACGATGGAGGAGATCAAGGACGCCTCCTCGCTGCTCATGCAGCAGGCGCTCCACAACAAGAGCGACGGTATCGTGGCTCTGGTGGAGACTGTGAACAGCACCACTTCAATCGCCGTTGACTCGCCTTACGGTGTGGCAAACGGCGGTCAGGGTGGACTGCTCCTGTCGATTGGCGACTACATCGCCGTCCTCGACCTGACCTCCACGCCTTCCGTGCCTGTCGTGCATGGTCGTGCCCAGATCACCAACATCTCGAACAGCGGCGACATTGCTACGCTCACGCTTTCGGATGCGATCAGCGGCATGGGCGCTGGTGACTTCATCGTCAAGGCAACTGCTAGCGACACCTCGTACAGCAATGCCATGAACGGTCTGGTCAACATCACCAACCGTGGTGGATCTTACAATTCGCTCCACGGCATTGATGGTAGCACCTACGGTATCTGGGACGCCACCCGCCTCGTTGCGGGCACGGACACCCCGGACGCTGACCAGCCGACTGAGTCGGACATCTGGGATCTCATCCAGCGCATCAAGGGCCGTTCGGGTAAGGACGCCATGATGAAGCCGAAGGAGTTCCTGCTGATGACCACTCCGGGCATCTCGAAGAAGCTCATGGAGTCGCTGGTCGGACAGCGCCGCTTCACGGCAAACGAGTTCGCTACCACGATCAAGGGTGGCTACCGTGCGCTGGAAGTCGCTGGTATCCCGATGGTCGAGGACTACTACGTCCCGGCTGGGACGATCTACCTGCTCCACATTCCGTCGCTGTCCTGGGTGGACGCGAAGGACTGGGGCTTCGTCGAGTTCGAGGGCGCAGGACCGTGGCGCTGGCTGACTGGCCGCGACGCCTTCGAGACGAGCTACGGCTGGTACGGCAACTTTGCCTGCCTTGCCCGTAACGCCCACGGGTCGATCACTGGCTACACCGACACCGCTCGCTACACTCACGTAGCGTAATTGACCGGGAGGGGTGGCGGGGCTTCGGCTCCGTCACCCTGCCCATAAACGGAGAAAGCCAATGGCTTACAATTTCTTTGCTCCGAAGCCCGGTCGCCTTGGTGTGCTGCCTACTCTTCTGGTCGGCAACTGTGACGCCACGATTGCGGGTACTGGAACTACGAGCTACAACTTCGGAGGGCATCCGGCGCGTTGCTACATCAACCGCGCTGTGGTCTCTGCTCTGATCGTTCCTGTCTCAGCTTCGGGCACCATTCTCGGTGTGTTGCAGAAGTATGACGCATCGGCAAACGCAGCGGTTGCTCTGACGGGCAACATCGACCTTGAGGGACTGACGGCAAACGAAGGGACTGCGGTCTCACTGCTTTCAACCTTGACGGATGCAGAGCGCACGCTCGACGATGGCGACACCCTGCGTCTTGTAGTGACCACGACAGACACGGTCGGAACCGCTGAGGAAGACCTGACTGTCAACTTCGAACTTCTGGTTCTTGAATAATGCCCATTCTTAACTCGATGGGTGCACCTGAGCCGTCGCCGGAAATCCGGCGGCGGCTTCAGGCCATTCATCCACGTTTGGACATCCGTTTCATCCAGTCTGCCGAATCCCATTGGGCGATCACGCTTGATTGGGAGGAGAACGACAGACGCCATCGTATGGTTCAGAGCGGTGATCTAGCCCCGAACCGTGCCTATGATATTGTCGGATACATCCCCCTCGATTGCTCCCTGGACGAAGTCCCAGGCTACGTCGCTTCGGTGTTCCGCAGGTCGAACAAGGGTGAGGTTAATCGCCTGATCGAGCGGGTCGCCAAGTTCAACGAGACGCCTGCACAGAAGGCAGTTGACGAAGCGATTGGCGAGGTCTTGGATCAGAAGGACCCGTCCAAGGCAGGAGGCCCGAAGGTGACGGTGGAGGTCAAGGCAGACGTAGGCGAGAAGCCCAAGAGCACACGCAAGAAGACCACGACGAAGGCTAAGTCCAAGTATCTCTGAGGAATAAATGGCAACGGTGACCCGCGACAATCTGGTTGACCAAACCAGAGAATACATGGACGCCGTAGGGTCTGCCCGTTGGTCGGACAGTTTGATCCTGACCGTCTTGAACTCCGTGTACGAGTCGGAATGGTCGAACATCCTCAACGCAGCGCCTTACTACAGGTTTGCACAGCGTACGGTTGCCACAGACTCTGATGGCAAGATCCCGCTCAGTAGCCTCGACCTGAACTCAGGCGATGCCTCTGAGCTTTGGTATCGGATCCTGTCNTTGAGCGATGGCAANTACCTGTACCAGCAGACGCGNTTCCANGACGTGCCGCTGGCTACAACGACGAACTACCTGCCGTCGCATCCCAAGCTCTACTATCTGGCGGGTGACGAACTCCAGATCCTGCCGGTGAACTCTGGCGTGAGCCTGGAGATCTACGTCAACCACAAGCCGCAGGCATTGTCGGATCTGAGCGACGGGTCATCTGTCGTGCCCTTCCCGTCCAACGCGCATCTGATTCTGGTCTGGGAAGCTGCCGCACAGTTGCTCCTGAAGGGCGGCGCTGAGACCTCGGCTGCTGTGGACCTGAAAGCGCTTGCAAGGCAGGAGAGGGAGTCTGTGCTGGATGACATCCGTCGCCGCACGATCAACCCGACACGCATGGCCTATCCTGACCTCAAAGCAGACTGGGCAAGCGGATGAGAGAGAAGGTCGCTGACGCACAGCCCAGAATGGATGGTGGGCTTAACAGCATCTCGTCTGACGGCGTACTGCTGCCCAACCAACTCCGTAAAGCCACGAACGCTCGGCTTACGGAGTTTGGTGCTATCCAGAAGCGTGGTGGCACCAAGCGCACTGCTGCGGCTCTCAACGGCACGAACGACGTACGCAACGGCTTCACTTGGCGTCAGGACAGCGGGACCATCGAGGTCTTGGCGATCTCAGGAGCCACGCTCTACACCTCGTCGTATGGCACCTACCCCTGGACCTGGACGGCCCAGAGCGGGACGCTAGCAACAACTGGCACCCCATACTTTGCTCGCTTCAGGGACACGGGCGGGAACGATGTGGTCTACATCGGAGATGGTGGCCTGCTGAATAAGTGGGACGGCACTACGCTGACCACGGACATCTCGGGCACATCCACGACCAAGAACATCGTGGTGCATAACCAGAGGCTCTGGGGCTGTGGCTGTGGCACCAACCCACAAAGCATCTTCTATTCGTCGCTGAACAACGGCGACACGCTGGGCAATGCAGGTTCAGGCGGTGGTGAGATCATCGTCCGCACGTTCGGTGACGAGACGGTCATTGCGCTTGCAAGCATTAACACCTCGCTGTTGATCTTCCACAGGCAGGGTATCTCGCGCTTAACGGGATACGGGCAGTCAGACATCACCGTACAGCCCGAAGGCGTCTCGTCGGACGTAGGGACGATTGCTGCTGGCTCTGTCGTGCCTGTGGAGAACATCGCCTACTTCGTGTCTGAGCGTGGGCTGTATCGCTGCAACGAGTCTGAGGTGGCACCTGTATCGTCTCAGGAGACTCCAGACCCGCTGCTGCCTTTGATCCGCCAGTTGAGCGCCAGCCAGTTCGATAACATTCGTGCTGTGCTGAATCGTGCAACCCGCGAGGTCTGGATCAGCATTCCGGGCTATGGCGTGTATGTCTACCATACGACGCTGAACGCATGGGCAGGGCCTTGGGATACAGGCTACATCAGCCCTGACACCACTGCGCTTTGGGAGTCCTACGATGACAACGAGCTACCGATCATCCTCAAGGGTGACGGGGACAGCTATGTGTCCATCACGGATGCCCCTGCGGTATTCTTGGATAACGTCAATTCCGATGACACTGGTGGGGATCGCTACGTCATGGAGGCGCGTTTCCATAGGCTGTACGCAGGGGATCAGGCTTTGTCGAAGGCCATGCGCTGGGGCTACCTGGAGGTAGACCTCCGTGGCTCAGACCAGTCCAAGGTTGAGTGGAGGACAGGCGAGTTCATCGGCTCGTTTGAATTGCCCGTCAGTACGGCATCGTCTTGGGGTGGCTTCGGCACGGTGTGGAATACAGGGACTTGGGGCGGTGGAGGCAGGACCTCCTACAGGATTCCGATGGGCGGCAACGGTTATTATGTAGACGTAAGTTTCATTGATAGCGGGGCTGCTCTGCCCGTCGTGAGTAGTTTCCAGCTTGAAGCATTTGCTCTTGGGAGAAGGTAATGGCGACCCAGACCGGTCAGCATA